GGAAAAAGCACGAGATGGAGAGATCTCTGCAAAAGAGGTTGACAATGCCAACATGAAGAGATATAATTCAAAGGTGGAACTGCAAAATAAATTTTTTCCAGAATCAAAAGTGACAGAGGTAAAAACTTGAAGACGCTAACAATTTCATTATATAATAGACCAAAATACACTGCTACACTTTTACAACATCTTGATCAGTGCTTTGGCATTGAAGATTATAAAATAACAATTTGTTGCGACCCCGGATCAAAAGAAGTTGAAAAACTAGCTAAAAACTTTAGACCAAATCAAACTGAAACAATTATAAATAAACGAAGAATGGGATGTAATACTAATATCTACCAGTCGCTTGCAATTGGATTTTCACAAAATGATTATCATATTCACTTTGAAGACGATACAATTCCCGGAAAAGATTGTTTGAAATATTTTGAATGGGCAAAACAATTTAGAGATGATTCTAGTCTATTTACGGTTTGCGGATATGTCACATCGGATAATTTAACAGAACATCACTATCCTAAAAATAATAATACAGATAGAGTATTTCGCAGATGCTGGTTCACTCCTTGGGGCTGGGCAACATGGAAAAGTAGATTTGATGAGATGGAAAAAGTTTGGGATTTTCAAGGGCGAAATGGCAGTTGGGACGCTACTATAAATCATGTAGCAAGAAAAGAAAGATGGGAGTTATTCCCAACTATTTCAAGAATACAAAATATTGGTGCTGAAATGGGAACTCATGTTCCAAATTCTGAATGGCATAAACAGCATCATTTTAACGAGTACTGGATAGAATCAATAAATATGTATACTAATAACTTTAAGGAAATTTTATGAATATAGTACAAGTTGGATGTAATCATGGCGATGATCACGTTTTCCATTATATTAAATCTAATAAAAATGCAATTAAAAATGCATATTTAATAGAACCTATGAAATCCGCTTTGAATATGGCGGTAAATCATTATAGTGGATTTGAAAATGTACACTTCTTTAATATTGCCATAACAGAAGATCCAAATAAAAAAGAATTAGAATTATTTATGCCAGCAAATGAAGTAAGATGCGAAGCCACTTCAGTCAAGAGAGAACATGTTGTAATGCATGTTAAGCATCAAGATATCATATCATTTACGGTTCCAGCAATGACTATTAATGATTTTTTCGATAGTCAAAATTTAAAAATAATTGATAGATTATATATTGATACAGAAGGTCTTGATTGTGATATAGTGAATACCATTGATCTTGATAAATATGATATTAAAAGAATACAATTTGAACACATCCATGCTGAGTTTTCATTAAGTTTTGGCAATAGTATATTATATAATAATATATTATCTAAACTAACAAAAGCGGGGTACACTTTAACTACAAGTGGATTTGATACAATAGCTGAAATAAGTTAATTGTGTAATATTATATAGTGTCAAATATTTTTATATAGGAGAGTTTCAAATGAAAAAAAATTATATAGACGCAATGAGTGGATACGCAGAAGCCGAAAAGCCCGGATTATGGGAAAATATCCAAAAGAAAAAGCAGCGAGAAGGCAAAAACTATAAACCGGCAAAGCCGGGAGACCCTGATCGTCCAGACCCTGAAGCGTTGAAAAAAGCACAATCTTCATAAAATCTTCACTTGACTTTTGATTATTCAGTGTTATAATAATGTTGTCGAAGGGCGACGAATAGAGTCGCCTCTTTATTTTAATAGAATTAATTCACTTCTATTGAATTATTGTGTATAGTATAACAAGCGAAAGGAGCTTTAAAATGCTAACACAAAAAGATATCGAAGATGTAATTAATAGTGAAAACTCTATTGTGGATTTCTGTAAATCTAAAAATATTTCAAAAAGAACATTTTATAACTATATGAATAAATATGGTATTAAAAATTCTAAAAATAAAAATTCAAAAAATAAAATTAAATCTACAATTGGAAATAAGTATAATCGCTGGACAGTATTAAACTATATAGGAGATACAGAAACTTCAAATGGTATATTAAACTGTAAATGCGAATGTGGCACTGAACAAAATGTAAGATATTATGACTTAATTTCTGGACAAACTAAAGGCTGCAACTCATGCTCTAGAATTGAAAGAAGTAAAAATTGTGGAAAGTATGAACGAAAATATGGAAAAGAAAATCATAGCTTTAAAGGTTATGAAAAGATATCTGGTCACTACTGGTCAGTAGTTAAAAATAGAGCAAAAAAAAGAGGTAATGAGCTTTCTATATCTATAGAATATGCGTATGAAATATTAAAAAAACAAAATTTTAAATGCGCAATAAGTGGAATAGATATTTATTTACCACAAATAGACAATAAAAAATGGACCGCAACATTAGATAGAATAGATTCTGCAAAAGGTTATATCGAAGGTAATGTGCAATGGTTGCATAAAGATATTAATACTATGAAATGGGCGTTTAGTCAAGAGCAATTTCTTAATTATTGCAGAATAATAGTGGAGAATAATAAAAGTGATTAAAAACAAAAATGTTCGTCGTGGATTTTCTCTAATTGAGCTGTTAGTAACTATTTCAATTATCGCTGTATTAATCAGTCTTCTTCTTCCGGCTGTACAATCAGCAAGAGAAGCGGCTCGAAGATCTCAGTGTGTTAATAATCTCAAGCAAATCGGACTAGCGGCACACAACTTTGAAAGTATTAGAGGAACACTTCCACGATCAGGCGAACATAATCTTCCGGTAAACTCTCAAGTTTATAAAACCCAAGATTATCATAGTACGTTCACAATGATTCTTGGAACAATTGAGCAAGGTAATGTATATAATCAATTCAATCTACAGCTACCTTATAATTTTGCAGGGAACACAACAGCAACTAATACAATGATTGCGACATTCTTGTGTCCAACAAATGCCTTGTCATCAGATAGAAACAATGGAAAAGACAGCGTTGGATTTGGATGTATTGACTATGCAACAGCCCCGTATACGGAAATCATGGCAAATGGAACGACAAAGTGGCAAACTGGATATGTATCTCCAGTTCCTATGGATGGTCCACTAACTGGCAGTCCTTACCCAGTATCAGCCTATACAGTATTTAATTGCTCTAGCTGCTCTAGCATTAAAACTTATCAGATCGACCCTAGTAAAGTAATTTCAGGAGCAGTCGATATTTTTCAAGGCGTACCAATTTCAGCAACTACAGATGGCACTTCTAACACTGCTATGTTTTATGAAGACACGGGCAGAAGTCCAAAAATGCAAGGAACTGGAAATTACTCAATGCCTACCACTGATTACTTGCCAGACTTGAACGCTCCCGCTCCTTATGTTGCTGGGGCAAGACGTAGCTGGCGATGGGGCGATCCAGATAATGCTGCTGGCGTATCTAGCGGTATTAATAATAATAGAAATGGATCATTTAGTCAAATTAGTTGCGGAGGAACTGCAACATGGTCAACTCACGACTGCGGACCAAACAATGAAATCTTTAGCTGGCATCCGGGCGGAGCAAATATCTGTATGTCAGATGGCAGTGTAAGATTTGTAAAAGAAACAGCATCAACTTCTGTAGTTAGATCTTTGATTACAAGAGCTGGTGGAGAAGTAATTTCCGCAGATTCTTATTGACATAAAGACGAAACCTGTTATAATAGAGCTATCCAGAATTGGGTAGCTCTTTTTTTTGGAGAAAACAATGGTAGAATTTTTATTGCAGAATGAAATATTTGTATTTGGTAGTAATACTGAAGGTAGGCACGGTGCTGGGGCAGCTAAAACCGCTATGATGTGGGGTGCAAAATACGGACAAGCTAAGGGGCGGCAGGGCCAGACATACGCTATAATAACTAAAGATTTACAAAAGGGGTTTGTGGGATGGGATTATGTACGAGAACAATTAGTAGAGCTAATAAAATACGCCCATATACACGATGATCTTATCTTCCTGTTAACTCCTCTTGCAACTGGTTTTGCCGGTCAAACAATTGAAGATCTAGAAGATAATATTAAAGATCTTTATTTTCCAGACAATATTATCAAAATTTGGCAGAATGATTAAACGTGCGATAAGCACAAGAAAAAGGAGAAAAAGCAATGTCGTGGACAATTAATGACGTTAAAATCTTTGCTCAAAAAGCTCACAGTGGACAAAAACGATGGAGCGGAGCAGATTACTACGAAGATCACATTTTAAAAGTATATGAAAATACTAAAAAATTTCTTGATGATAATCGTGCAGATCTTGATTTGTATTTTGAAACTTACCAGATTAATGAATCTGACGTATTGGCAGCTGCACTTCTTCATGACACAATTGAAGATACAGACGTAACTTTTCAAGAACTTGTAGATGTTTTCAATTCAAATGTAGCAACTATTGTTAGATTATTAACACATGAAAAAAATGTAGATTATGCAGAATATATCTTTAATCTAATTGATTGTTCTATTCCAGAAAAATTAGCTGCATGTATCATAAAAATTGCCGACTTGCAGCATAATTGTTTAAATTTTCCAAATGGTAAACCTAAATATTCAATATATCTTCTTTCAAAAAGATTGTTGGAAAATTTTCTTACTGATTGTTTATAAATAATGAAAGAGAAAAATATTATGATTTTGCAATGTCCAATTAATAGTCTTGGCTATGGTGTAGCCGGATATAATATCGCAAAACAACTAGTAAAATCTGGGGAAGACGTAGCTATTTTTCCTATTGGAGATCCTGAACCTGAGTTATATCAAGATTTACAAAAATATGACTGGCGAATAAAGAATATTTTAGACTGTAGAAATAAAACTACGTCTATTAAAATCTGGCATCAAAATCAACTCCATGAAAGAGTTGGCAATGGAACTCAAATTGGATTTCCTATTTTTGAATTAAATAAATTTACGCTACAAGAAAAGCGAAGTATGATGTTTTGCGACAAAATCTTCGTTTGTTCAAAGTGGGCAAAAGGTGTTATTCAGGACCAGATAAGCATTCCAGATGAAATGATAGATGTCGTTCCTCTTGGTGTTGATCGTTCCATTTTTAATGAAAATAATAATGTAGCAAGAAAGCCAACAGTATTTTTTAATTGTGGTAAGTGGGAAATTAGAAAAGGACATGATGTTCTTCTAAAGTGTTTTGAAGCAGCGTTCACAAAAGATGACGATGTTGAGCTTTGGCTTTTATGTGAAAATCCATTTATTAATCAAATTAATGAACAATGGAACAATTATTACAAAAATTCCAAGTTAGCTAATAAGATTAAAATTTTACCACGACAAAAATCACATCAAAATGTGTATAATATAATGAGACAAATTGATTGTGGTGTTTTTCCTGTTAAGGCAGAGGGATGGAATCTTGAACTTCTTGAATTGCTATCCTGTGGAAAACATGTGATTACAACAAATTATTCGGGCCACACAGAATTTACAAATACAGAAAATTCATATTTGATTGAAATAGATAAACTTGAACCGGCTCATGATGGAATCTGGTTTCATGGACAAGGTGAATGGGCTGCATTTGAGGATAGACAAATCGAACAAACGGCAAATTATATGAGAGAAATTCATAATAAAAAAGTAAACAATCAACTACAAAATAATTTAGCAGGAATTGAAACTGCAATTAAATTTTCATGGGAAAATACAGCGAAGGAGATCTTAAATGGGCTTTGAAACTCCAGAAGATATTTTAAAAGAATATGATAATGGCTTAAAGGGTGCAGTTTGCGATTCTAAAGATATGGCAGCATTAATGGAAGAGTTGCCAAGACCGCTATTTAGCAGTTTTGGTAATGATATATACGGAACAGGAAAAGGTACTCTTTCATTGCCGTATAAAGCAATTCAACATTTCTTTCCTCTCTTTGGAGAAGATGAAAGACAAACAACTGGCGACTGTGTAAGTCATGCTGCAAGAAACGCTATTGATATTACGAGATGCTATGAGATTCTTTACAAAGGCGATAAAGAAGTATTCGTAGCAAGAGGAGCAACAGAGCCAATCTATGGATGTAGAGGTCACGGTGGACAAGGAATGTACTGCTCTCAAGCCGCAAGATTTGTTAGCTTAACAGGTGGATTCTTAGCAAGACAAAAATATGATAAGATTGACTTGTCTGTTTATAATGCTGGTCTTGGAACAGCGTGGGGTTCCAAAGGTATTCCAAAATCAATTCTTGAAAATTGCAACAAGCATAAAATTAAAACAGCTACAGCGGTAACTTCAGTTGAACAAGCAAGAGACTTGCTTGCAAATGGTTATGCACTTTCCGTTTGCTCTGATCTTGGGTTCTCTTCTGTCAGAGATAAGTACGGTATTGCTGAAGTGCAAGGATCATGGGCACATGCTATGGCATGGATTGCTTGCGATGATACATATGAAAGATTAAACGAAACTTTATTCTTAGTTCAAAATAGTTGGGGCAAATGGAATAGCGGTCCAAAGTTTCATAATCAACCAGAAGGAAGTTTTTGGATTAGACAAAGTGTTGCTGAAAAAATGCTTGCCGCTGGTGCTGCTTTTGCGTACAGTAATTTTGACGGATTTGTTAGAAAAATGGTTTGGGATAGAATAAAAGAGGTATATGCATGAAAAAGATACAATTATTAATAATGGGATTGATTGGATTTTCATTAGCAGTTGTTTATAATGACTATTCCAATTCTCAAAAAGAACTTGCCGCATATGGCAATAGAGACGTAGAAACTGAATTAAAAAATACTGTTGATAGGGCAAATCTTGTGCTTGAAACAGTAGAAAAAATGTATATAAAAAAAGAAGCTCCAAAGCCTGAGCCTAAGCCAGAGCCGAAGCCTCAGCCTAAGCCAGAACCAAAGCCAAAGCCAGCCTGTGAATGCAATGGAACAAAAGTACTAGTGCAGCCCGATGGGAATAGAGTGTACTGTCCTTGTACAAACTCTGCCGAGGGATGTAAATGCAAAAGCACAGGAGAGGAGCAATGAGTACAGAAGTAGATAACTTTGCTTGTGAGATAGCAAGAGATCTTCCAAGCCAAGATGGCAAATATTCTTTTGATTTAAGTTTAATAGTAATAATCGGCTCTATTATAATTAACACCTTACAACTGCTAATTAAATGCAATGTCTTTTCTTCTAATTTAAGTGCAAAAGTAAAAAATCCCGGAATGGTAGAAAAGGCTATGCTTGCACGAACAATTAAAAATAAAGTCCCAAAAGAGTATATGCATTTAAGAGAAGAGATTAAAAATACGATAATAGATAAGATCAAAGATCTACCAGAAGACAAAATAAATTCAATGATAACGGAGGTAAAAAATGCAAGATAAATTAAAAGCAATGATACAATCCAGAAGATTTTGGATTGCAGTATCTGGGATTTTAGCAGTGATAAGTAATGACTTGGGAATTACAGATATGACTCCTGAGCAAATTCAGAACGTAACAATACTATTAGCTAGTTGGATTTTAGGAGATTCAATTAGAGAAACCGGAGGAACACTATGAGTTTATTTCAAATTTTACTACTATGTATGGCAGGTCTAGTAATTCTTTCATCTATCTCTATCGATTTTAAAGTTATAAGGGATAACTTGCCAAAGCCAAGCGATAAGAAAGATAAGCCGGAGGACGTAAAAATTAAACCAGTTATAGAGCCAGATCATGCTCAAGATAGTTTACTTCTTATTGTTAATAAGTGGCAGTGCTTAAAAGACGCTTGCGATAAAAATAATTTAACGGCAGCGTCAGCTAAACTTGATGAAATTTTTCCAATGCTAATTGAGGTTAAAAAATGAAAAAAGGTAGAATTGCATTAGCTCTAGCATTAGTTGCGGCAGCTTTTTTATATGATTATTTACCATCAAAAAAGCCTAGCTTGCCAACTACAAATTATAGCAAGTATTTAAACTTAACAAAGCCAAGTGATAGCGTTCTTGAAGAATTAAAGGACCTCAAGGATATCGTGTCCGGCCCCAATGAAGTTATTGACAGAGAGCTTATTGCCGTTTTCAATAATGAAATGGGGAAAAGAATTGAAAAATATGATAATGTAAATACTTTGACATTTGAAAATTATTATTACGATGCAGGAAAAATGTATTTTGAGGGAAGAATAGCAAAGAAGTATAATGGCTTAAGCGACAAGGTTTATAAAGTAATCTTGTCAACACTTGGCGATAACGAATCATATATTAAAAACGAAGAGTTTAAAAATTTATCAGAAAAAATGAAAGGAATTGCTTGGGTTTTACTAAATTAGGCTTGACACTTGGCGGGATCGTGCTATAATACTATTAAACGTCCCGCCTTTTAAAAGGAGCTTAATATGGAAAATAATTACGAAGTTGTAGTTAGCTTAATTTGTATTTTCTATGATAAACAATATAATCAAACAGATCCAAATTACATAAAAATACTTTTAGATGAAAAAAAAGTTATAAATAAAAAAATTAGCATTTTTCATAAAGATATAAAAAATTGTATAGAAGAATTGTTTTCTGAATACATAAAAATAAATTATGAATGGCCCTCAAAAGAATTAGTATCGTGTAGAAAAATAGACAATAAGATAGAAATAACGTACATAACATCAATGCCTTTTATTAATGGTTCTCTAAAAAAAGGCAGTTTATATAATATCACCGATTTTATTAATATAATACAGGATAATTACTATGCCGAATCAATCACCAGAGCCTGAAAGTTCTGAGGAGTTTTCTCCAAAGTCCTTTATTATATTTTGCTTAGATGAAACAGGGAATGTTGCATTAGAGCTATCTTGGGGCGAAAAAGAAGAAGATATTAAAAAGTTTGCAGCACTGTTAAATAAGATAAATACTGGCTACTTTAATCAAATGATAGTTGATCAATTAAAAGAACAGTCTAAAACCCAAACTAATGGAAGTAAAAACTATTCAATCTTCAATAAATCTTATAAAAATTTAAATAAGCCCAAAAATCTAGTAGTAGACCCTACAAGCGTGGAGCTAAATTAATGAAAAAAATAATGTGGGAAAACTGGAATGAAAAAGAAAAAGAACTACTTGAGCCAGCTCAAGATCCATTTTTATTACCAAATGATATAGATAATGAAGAACAAAATGAAATAGAGCAATTATTATCTTCTTCGTCAATGTTATCTCCAATGATTGATTTTCAACAACCAATTATTCATACTCCATTTGGAGTTGTTCCATCTGATTCAGTTTTAAAGCCTTCAGATAGATGGGAATGCTGGATGGGATATACTAATTTTGACTTAACTCATCAAGTATCAGATAAAATAAAGGTAATAAATGGTGTAGAAGCATTGAAGATAATGAGCAGATACACATTTTGTGTTGGGGTTGGTAAAATGTTTCAATTTACAAGTGTCAGGAAGGAAATAGAGAATGCAATTTGTAAGCAATAAAAAATTTAAAGAAGCTGTTGATAATGAATTTTATAAAAAGATCATGAGCAAAGTTTGTAGAGAAAATTTAAAAGGAGTTTGTACAAAAGAAGAAATGAATTCAATTATGATGACAACTTTACTAGATTGCTTGCAAAAGTTTGATAAGTCTAAAAATGTAAAATTTTCATCTTATTTATATAGAAGTTTACAAAATAACACCAGAAGAATATATAAAAAGAAGTCCAAAGAGTTTAGCAACCAAGAATTTATAGAAAATTGCCATAGTATTGTAGATGAAAACTTTAAAAATAAAGAAGAAGTAAGAGACATTCTTATGTCTTTAGAAGATATAAATAAAGAATTACATCAAATTATTATTCAAAAATTTTATTATGGAATGACAAATAAAGAGATTGGTCAAAAAAACGGCTATGGAAAAGAAGCGGCTCGAAAAAAAGTTAAAAAAGCCATCGAATTGTGCCAAGAAATTGTGTATAGTAATATGGGAAAAGGAACTTTAGCATCAGGACAATAGGAAATTAAGATTAAAACCATAAAAGTGAGGTAAATAGCTATGGTTCCAAATCAGTCAGTTAATCCGTATTTAAATAATACAGCGGGTAGCACCTATACAGCTCAGAGACAAGGTGGTACTATCGTTGGTTTAACTTCTGCTACAACGATAATTACAAAAGCAATTCTAGTTAAAGATATCAACACAAACGATATCACAAACGACACCCTTCCAAAAGTATCTTCAGGTGCAAAAGCATACAATACAGCCAAGATTCTTTCTGCTGGAACTTTTGCATACAACGCTGCAAAGAATGGAACATGGGTATTAACTCGTGTTACAACAACTCTTGCTGGCGTTTCAAAAACTTTCTTACAGTCTATGGCGAATGTTGGATACGCTCCATCATTAGCTTATTATGTAAGAAATAACTGGGTTGATACAACCAGTTTAATCCGCAAAATGCAACTTAGCTTTACTGGCTATGATGCTTCTGGTTCAGGTTATGCTGGAAAGATTAAAGCCAGAACACCTTGGATCACAAGTCCAACTGCTACTGCTGGTACAGACTTTGGTACTTCATCATCTTTACCAAGCAGAGCTTATCCGGGCGAATTGTACATCTTAACAAACTTTATTGATTACAAACCAGCTACAAGCTCAAATAAATATTACTATTCTCCAATTACTGGTAAGTGATTTCCTTTATTATTAAGTTGGGGTCGGGGAATCCCGGCCCCTTTTTTTAGGAGTATATCATATTATGAGTAGTTTATTTAACTGGCATGAAGCATTACCAAATATTGGAGATTTCTTTAATAAAGTTGGATTTCCAATGGGCGTATGGTTGGTAACAGTATTTATATTGTATAAACTATTTTATACCATTGGTTATAAAGCATTGTCTAAATTATGGAATAAAGTAGAGCCAATAATGGATGCGCACTTTGAACTAGTAACTAGTATGAAAGATAATCTTTCAAAGCAAACTGAGATTATGAGTGCAACAAATGTTCTTATTGAAACTAAACTTGATAAGCATACAATAATTTTAGAAGATCATAGCAAAGCTCTTGATAGGATGCTTAAAATGAGTGAAAAAAGAAATGAACTTCTTGAGCAAAATGGCTCAACTAAGAAATTAAAACCATCGCCCTCAAATAATGGATCGGTAGGAAATATTCATGGGACTAAATGATAAAATCATAGAAATTTTGCTTAAACAGTTTAATTTTTCTCAGGCCGACCTTGACAAAGTGAAGGCGGTACTGGATAATATAAATGTAAAAACGGTTGATGGCAAAACCTACATTGAAATCAGGGTAAACAAAGTAACAGTCGTATTAGAAGGCAATCAGAATGAATCTTAATATTGGAAAAATTAGAATTACAGAGGAGATTGACCGTTATGATAGCGGTCTTCTCATGTTTAAGTTTAAACAGAATAAAATTGAATACCACTGTATCAGCATTCAACTGCTAAATGAAAGAGAAGGTTACTTAGCCTTTTTTCTATCTAAAGAGTTAGCAGATCTTTTTAAAAAGAGTGATTATAGTACAAAAGGTATGCAAGATTTATTTAAGGAAAAAATTGAAGAATTCTATTTTGTTTCATTTCAAGATGAAGACCCTGAAACTCAAGTAATTGAATACTGCGGATTTATTGAAAAAGAAGAAGTTTTTAAACTTTTCAACATAAAATAATTTAAAGGACTTGATCATGAGAATTAACGTAGACAAGCTCAATGAAACAGTAAAAAAAGAGATCCCAAACACAGAAAATATTTCAAATCCAGATGGATTTTTTGGTTACTTTGAAGAGCGAGAAGGCTATAATAAATTAGTAGCATTTTGCTCACGTAACGATCAATCAAAATTCACTTGGATTCATAAAGCGTATCAAGCATGAGACTAGACTGGGATCAATATTTTTTAGGAATGGCCCACTGGGCAGCTATTCGTTCTCACGATAGCCAGACTCAAGTGGGCTGTATTATTGTTAATTCAGATAATCATATTATCAGTATTGGATATAACGGATTTCCTGCGAAAACTAATGACACTAATCTTCCAACGGTTAGGCCGGGAAAATATCCTTTTATGCTACATGCAGAACAAAACGCCATTAGCAACATGTTAATTAAACAAAATAATTTAAGAGCTTATATAACAGCTAATCCATGTTCAACGTGTGCAAAGCTATTATGGCAAAATGATATAAAAGAATTAATAGTAGATAAAAAAGGCGTCATATATTCAATGAATCAAGGCGATATTGATGTTATGAAATTTTTGATAGAAAACGGTTTAAAAATAAGAAACATAGATTTTAATCAAGATATATTTGCGTATCTTGCCAATAAATTAAGAAGAGGATAATAAATGTCAATTAAAGCACTCCAAGACTATACTTTCACCGGAAAATATGCAAGATTTATTCCAGATAAAAAAAGAAGAGAAACGTACAAAGAAAGTGTTGATCGTGTTCGCAATATGATGCATAAGCAATATGCAGATAAGGGCGAAGAAGTAGGAAAGATGATCGATTGGGCATATGATATGATGCTCAAGAAAAAGGGACTCGGCTCACAACGAGCATTGCAATTTGGCGGAGACCCAATCTTCAAGCATAATGCTAGAATGTATAATTGTACAGTTTCTTTTGCAGATCGTATAAGATTCTTTCAAGAGTGCATGTATATGCTTCTTTGCGGATGCGGAGTTGGATTCTCAGTTCAGTTTAAGCATATTGATAAATTACCAAATCTTTTAGATAGCAAATCTGGAAAAGTAAATTATACTATTCCTGACGATATTGAAGGGTGGAGCGATGCTGTCGGTATTTTAATTTCGTCATATTTTGATAGTGATAGCGAATTTCAAGATTATAAAGGAAAAGAAGTTCAATTTATTTATGATAAAATTCGTAAAAAGGGAACAAGAATTTCTGGAGGAGGAAAGGCTCCCGGTCCAGAACCACTAAAAAGGGCATTAGATAAAATTAAAGACGTTCTTGATAAAGCTGTCCTGCGAGGCAATAAAAGAATCAAACCTATTGAAGTATACGATATAGTGATGCATTTTGCAGATGCTGTTATTTCTGGAGGAGTTCGCAGAAGTGCGACGATCTGCCTTTTTTCGCCAGAAGATAAAGAGATGGCTACCGCTAAAACTGGTAATTGGTTTATTGATAATCCTCAGCGGGGGCGATCTAACAATTCAGCATTGCTACTTCGAGAGAAGACAACTCCTGAACAATTCTCTGAACTAATGAAGTCAGTAAAAGAGTTTGGTGAGCCGGGATTTGTATGGGCTGACGATGAAGACTTTATTGTTAATCCTTGTGTTGAAATCGGTATGTATCCAGTTGATATTGAAACTGGTGAAAGCGGTTGGCAGGGATGTAATCTTTCTACTGTTAATTGTGCGAAAGTTAATACAGAAGAAGATTTTTATGATGCAGTTCGTGCTGTAACAATTATTGGAACTCTTCAAGCTGGATTTAATAATTTTCCATATTTAGGTAAAACTAGCGAAAAGATTTTTGCCAGAGAGGCTTTACTTGGCGTATCAGGAACGGGCTGGTTTGAAAAGCCTGAAATTTGTTTAAATCCCGATATCCAAAGAAAGGCAGCAGAACTTGCAAAATCTACCAATAAAATGGTCGCAGCAGCAATCGGCATCAATCAGGCTGCGAGAGTCACGTGCGTTAAACCTGAAGGCACTGCTTCTTGTATTCTTGGTACTGCTAGCGGTATCCATCCTCATCATGCTAAACGCTATATTCGTCGTGTTCAGGCAAATAAGATGGAAGCAATCTACCAACATTTCCAAAAATGTAATCCAAGAGCGTGCGAAGAATCTGTTTGGTCGGCCAATAGGACCGATGATGTAATTGCTTTTTGTATTGAAGTCCCTGATGGTAGCAAAACTAAGAACCAAATTACTGCTATTGAACTTCTTAAAACGGTAAAGTCAACTCAACAAAATTGGGTATTGTCGGGAACTAATAAGGAGCTTTGTACTAAGCCTTGGCTTAATCATAATGTCAGCAATACTATTAATGTTAAGCCAGCGGAATGGGAAGAGGTTGAGAAATTCATTTATGATAATCGTGAATTTTTCTGTGGGATTTCCTTGCTTCCAGTAACAGGAGATAAGGATTATCCTCAAGCTCCATTTACTACTGTGTATTTACCTAGCGAGATGATTGCACATTATGGCGATGGAGTCATGTTTGCAAGTGGTTTAATTGAAGTTGCTTTAACTTTATTTGAAGATAATCTTTGGGCAGCTTGCGATAGCCTTCTTGGACTAGGCGCTCCAATCAAAGGTAAGGCTAAAGAAGAATGGGTATCAAGATGTGGAAGATTTGCCAATAAGTACTTTGAAGGTGACGTAAAGAAGTTTACCTATTGCATGAAAGATATTTATAACTTTAAACTCTGGACTGAACTTAAGCGAGAGTATGAAGATGTTGATTATACAGAAGTTCTTGAAGAATATGATGATACTCAATTGGAACAGGCAATGGCATGTACTGGTGGAGCTTGTGAAGTAGTATGAGTTTATTCGGAGTCCCTCCAACTTTAATAAGATACGACCTACAAAGTTTAAAAATAAATAATGTAGGCGTATCAGGTATTCAAAATATATCTATAAGCCAAACTTTAGATGCAACAACGATTCCTGCTTGGGGAAATCCATTTACGTCTAAAAATATATATAAAAAACCAAACATTGAAATATCTTTTAGTAAATTTATTTCTGACAATGTTAAACCACTTCCAATTGATGGAGCAATAACTGGAGTTAGTAAAACAGGATCTGTAATTCCTTCTGGAAGATTAGTTCCATCTCCATTGGATATTGATTTATATATTTATAATTATCAAAATTCTGAAAACATATATCCAACAGGAATACAATTAAAAGACTGCTTGTTAAAATCTGTATCATATAGATTCCAAACAGAAGGATTTTTTACAGAAGATATTTCTTTTAGTTCTCATGCATTATTAAGCAGTGGAATGCCAAATGCAATAAAAGCAAATGAAGATAGTCCATCTTATGTAGCGCATAGTGGAAATGTAAAGAGAAGAAAAGATTTCTTTGTAAGCGGGATACCACCAGAAGTGTCAGGACACTTATCTAGCGGTCATGCTTTATTATCAGTCGAAGTTACAATATCTTTTGACTATGGTGAAGTTCCTTCTTATGGAAGATTCTATACGGCTGCTAATAAATATGTAAGATATCCAATTGATGTGTCGTGTACTTTTGAAGTTCTTGATCGTGGATTTTATCCAGTAACAAATAACTTATTCCAAGATACAGGAACAATACCTGATACTTATGTATATTCGGGAATTCCTAACCCTCCACCGTTTAGTGGAGAAATAAGAGCTTCTGGAAATATAAATGAAGTTGTAAATTCAGTTTTTGAAAATATGTATACCACTGGAATTTTATTAGGCATTAAAGATTCTTTAACAATAGATCTTGGGTCTAATAATTTCTTAACAAACAGAGAAAGAAGTGGAGGTGATGCTGGGCAAAATAACTACTCAACATATCGCTACACATATAAAAATACAACAAGCGAATTTACTTTATCATGAAAGATCATAAATCATGTCAACACGCAAAACAAGAAAAACCGCTCAAAGAGCAACAGCAAGTGCTATAACTAATCCGCATCGTAAAATACTTAAACCGAAAAGTATTAATCAAGAAAACTATATCATATCTATGGTTGAAAACGATATTACAATTTGTACAGGTCCAGCAGGATCTGGCAAATCTTCGGTTGCTGTTGGTCTTGCGTGTAACTGGCTTTTAGAAAATAAAATAGAAAAAATCATAGTAACAAGACCAGTTGTTGAAGCCGGTAGAGGGCTTGGATATCTTCCCGGTAGTAAAGATGAGAAGATACAACCCTATGTTATGCCAGTTCTTGAAGAGATGCAGCAATATCTTGGCAGAGAATTATTAAACAAACAGCTTGCTGCTGGAATTGTTGAACTCTGTCCACTTGAGTATATGAGAGGAAGAAACTTCCATCATTCATTTATGATACTTGATGAAGCACAGAACGCAACGTATGAACAAATAAAAATGTTTTTAACTAGAATAGGAATGCATTCACGAGCAATTATTGAAGGCGATCCATATCAATCAGACCTACCCCTTTCTATGAGGGGTGCAATGATGGATATTAGAGACAAGCTATTTGGATTACAAGGAGTTGGAGTTTGTGAACTTCAGGCAACAGATATTGTTCGTAACCCTATAATCGGTCGAGTACTAGAAAGGCTAGAGACTAGATGAGAAAGTATGTCGCTCCAATCATTGTTGCTGGAATCTTAATAGGTAACTTAGCTTTATCTTATGCAGCAATGAAAGACATGAAAGAAGAATCTCAAGATATTAATGTTGAGATTATTGAACATTATAACTATATGATTGATTTTGAAGAAAGAACAAAAGAAGAAGAGAGAATTATCAAAGAAGGATATGCCCATTTTCTATCTTATGTTTCTGAGGAATACTACGAGTCTAATCCAGAAGATAAACCAAGTTTTTGAGGAATTTATGCCAACTTATCACTATGCTTGCAAAGAATGCAAAGAAGAATTCGAAGTCTTTCATTCAATCAAAGAACCATTAAGAACCATCTGTCCATTTTGCGAAAAAGCGGGCTTGTCGGTTGTTTTGGATGAGCCTCCTGTTATAATAAATAAAGAGGTGAAGACAATCGGCCAGCTCGCCGAAAAGAATGCCAAAAGCCTTGGGCGGTATGGACTTGAAGAAAAGATGGCAAAGGACAGCTCTTTAGAAAGAATTAAGCACAGAGAAAAAAGAGAGCTAAATAGTAAAATAGCAAAGCTGTCTCCAGAGAAACAACGGAAATTTATTGAAACAGGAAAACTATGATAAGAGAAAAATTCAATGTAGGTCCACATATAGGAATACTAAAAGTGAATCTATATATCCATAGAATGTTAGATGATGGTAGTGTTGATCCTGAAATTGTAGATTGCACAGAAGAATTTCAAAATTTAAAAATGACAAACAAAGGCGAGATTCATGTGGTAGGATATGATAAGAAGGATTGTATTGAAAAAGTAAAAAATATGCTTGAAAGTCTAGGAAAAACAAATGTCAAGAAACGAAAATGAAAATATACAAGATCTTAATTTACCAGAAAAAGATGAAGTAAACGTAGAGTTTATCGAGAAGACAGGAAAATCAGGAGAAGAGCATAACGCTGTTGCTAAAATTGCAACAATAGTAAACAAAGAAGAACAGAAAAAAACAATTAATTACTATGTAAAAATTGGAAGGGGTATGATATTTGATCCTTTTGGAATGGACTCTAATAAAATCAATGCCTACAATTTTCAATTTAAAAAAGCTGATGAGAAAGTTTTTTCATATTATTTACAGTATTTGAAAACACGAAGATCAATGTTTTTAACTTATGCTCAAAGAGAATTTCAAAATAAAGGATATTGATTATGCCGAAGAAAAAGGTGGAAGTTCCAAAAACCAATATAAACAAAACAGTTAAAATGGGCAATGAAAATAAAAAGGTAAATATTACTGAACCTAAAGTAGCCCAGAAAAATGAGCCAAGTCCAAAAGGCTATCCTGAAACAAGAGAGTTGTTTGCTCATAAAAAAGATTATGGTGTAACTGCAATGACAGAGCAAGCGTCTATGAGGGCTGATGAAACAGCAAAAAATAGACAACCTACAAATGGATATAATATTCCTCCAAGACTTGGAAATTGTGTTCGTAAAATTAGGGAAGACTAATGCTTTGTACAAGTTTCAATAAAGACATATTATTACTTTTAGATAAGCAAGAAATATTATGGAAGTGCATTCTTGATAATGGAACAGAAGTGTGGTCAGATTTTGACGCTTCTGACAAAAAAGATCCTTGGACAAGACTAAAAGAGTTCTGCTTTAATAATAATATAAAAGTAATTGAAGTAAGAGTTCTTTGCCCCGGAATGCCAGAGCAAACAATATTTCAAGATGACAATGGCCTTGATAAATTTTTTATTATAAGAGGGCTTTGCAAAGAACTAACCGATAATACTGATGTGATATACAAGTTCATGTCTTTTGGAATTGTTAAGAGTGACAACAAAATTCATGTTAAGAAATTTTATTGGCCACAATTCGCTCTTGGTGAAGACGAAGAGATCAGAGAAATAACTCCTGAAAATGAAAAGTTACTTTTTAAAAAAAGAATAATGTGCGAGGATAACTGTAAATGTCGGGAAAAAAAATCCAGACTGCATTAAGTAAATACAAGTCTCCATCAACTGGAGACTTTTGTACTTCAGCACAATATGTTGCTGAATTAATTTGTCAGAAACTTGCAAAGCATGAAAAAGTAGGGACGCTCCCCTATAAGTTTTGGAATCTGCCAAAATGGAAAAAAATATATATTAGGCAAGTTTCGTTAGCAAATAAACTAATAAAAGAATACGGCGAAGAGTCTGTTATAAAATTTGTAAAGTCAAGTGCAGGTAAAAATACAATTTCTCTTGGAGCTAGAAATGTAAAAAAAGAAATTGAAAAAATTAAATTTGCTCTTGACAATACGCCAAAGCGTGATACAATTGAAATAATTGCGATTGAGCCACTTGAATTTAAACCAAGAAAATCATTTGGAACCAAAACGCTTGTAAATAGATTGAAAGATATAGAAAGTGACATGAATAACAATGGATAAAGATTTTCTTAAAAAATATGGCGATTACGTAACAACTGGCGAAAAAGTATTAGAAACTAAAAAAAGCTACAAAACTATCTCTATTAGTCCTGCAATTGATCTTGCTCTAGGAGGTGGTGTTAAAGAAGGCTCTTGGATGATTCTTTCTGGGCCACCAAAAGCTGGCAAGACAACCACAACTATGCAAATCATTGCCAACTGTCAAGCAGAAGGTCGAAAGATTATTTATCTTGATGTAGAGGGTCGGCTTAAAGAAATGAACTTTGAAGTTCCGGGAATCGATCCATCTTTAGTGCAAGTAATTCGATCAGGAGACCAGCCATTACCAGCAGAAACATTTCTTGATATTGCAAGAAAGTTAATATCTGAAAAAGAGAACGAAGGTTGTGTTCTTGTTATTGACTCTATTTCTTCCCTAATTCCTTCTCGTGATCTTGATGAAGATATTAGCGGCATGACTCGTCCGGGTTTGCCAAAGATTCTATCAGATTTTGTAAAAAAACTTGGTCAAACTGTACCAAACCAAAAGTGTCTTGTTATCATGATTACGCACATGATTACGAATACCAGTGGATATGGTAAGAGTAAAATGGCTGATGGCGGTGTTAAGATTCAATTCCAAGCCGACACGAGAATGGAAGTAAAAAGTGTTCAGCCTTGGGAATCTGCAAGCTCTAGTAAAGATCAAAAGAATGTCATTGGATTAAAGGTTACATGGGATATCCTTTGTTCATCTATTGGATCTCCTTATAAGACTTGCGAGAGTTGGATTAGATTTGGTCATGGAATCGACAAAGTGCAAGAAATTCTTATGATTGCAATCGATCTTGGTCTTATTTCAGTTGCTGGCTCATGGTACAACCTTGACTTTATTGAATCTGAAAAAGTTAAGTTGCAAGGACAAGAGAAGGTATATAATTATTTAACTGAAAATCCAGAAGCATATAAAACGCTGGAGTCTAAAGTTAAGGAACTATTATATTGAACATTATTGGATTAGATGGTAAAGAGTACTCTTGGATTCCTAGCAATAATATTGTAGAAACTGAACGTCGATCAGGACCACATGCTAAAGCTAAGGATTTATTAAAAGAGCGTTATCCTAATGATCGAATACTAGAAGAGATAGTTTTGCCCGGAACAAAGACAAGTACAAGAAAATCCACTTTAAAAGCGGATTTTTTTATTCCAGTTAGGGGACTAATCGTTGAAGTGCATGGCCGACAGCATACAGAGTTTAATAATTTCTTTTTTGCTAATAAGATGGAATTTTATAAAGCTCAAGCAAGAGATAAAGATAAAAAAACTTGGTGCGATCTTAATGAGTTTACACTAATAGAATTATTTGAAAATGAAACACTAGAAGAGTGGAAAGAAAAGCTATGGACGACATAGAAAAAAAATGCGAAGCGTTCCAGAAAAGCATAGACGACTGGATCTCTGGACATTTTATTGATTATGGATTAAAAAACTCTTCTGAATTAGTTGGTAGAGTTTATCAAATAATGTATATGTCAGAAGAAGACTTAAGAAAAATGTCGTCAGTTGATTGCCAAACTGCAATATATTCTCTTAATAAATATATGACATATATAAACAATGTAATTGCCAGAGAGAAAGCGGTTAAGCAATGGGCAGAACAAGGAATCTGGTATATAATAACTGGACAAAAGCACGAAAAGTATGCTAAATGGGAAGAAAAGTACTATTCTGCAATAAGAAATAGCGAGGTTGGTTTAAAATTACAAAAACTTAAAACAACTTCTGAATCCAGAGTATTATCAGCAGAATCGCAAGTAAAAGGAATCGAGCAATCAATTAAAGTATTAGAAAATATAAGCAGGAGTAAGTCGTATGAACGATCTTAAAGAACAGGCAAAAATAATTATAGCAAAAGGAAAAAAGTTAAATGATCCCGAATTAGTTCGAATGGGTTTAGAAATGTTAGACGCTTATGATCAAGAAATAATTTCTGCAAATCCAATCGCAGTTCAGTCGTCAGTGCCAACAGAAAAAAAGACTATCGCTGGAAGATTTGATATGGGAGAATTCACCATGTCAAAGGCGGGATCAAATGTCGTAGAAAAAAGCGGAAGAAAGCAACCAATTTCTACTGGCCAAAGAAATAATAAATATGTTGATGAAGGAGAACATAGAGATATTGTAACGCCAAATGTTAAACAAACTGAGAGAACTAGAAAATCAATCGAAGAGCAAAAAGTCAATCAAATTTGTGAAGTATGTGGAAAAAGGGAGAGAGTTTTACCAATATACGCTAGAGAATTTTATCGTTGTGAATCTTGTTTATTGAAAGGAAAATCATGAGTGCATTTTTAAGTTATGAACTACCAGTTAAAAAATTAACCCCAACAGCAAAACTTCCAGATAAAGCTAATCTATTTGATGCTGGGCTAGATTTATATTGTGACGAAACAGAAGTTGTAGTGCTTAATCCGGGAGAACGTAAACTATTCTCTACAGGAATTGCGGTTGGAATTTCAAAAGGTTTTGTGGGCTTAATTTGGCCAAGATCAGGACTTGCTGTAAAGAAAGGCTTTGATACAATGGCAGGAGTTATTGATGCTCCCTACCGTGGAGAAGTTAAAGTGTTGATTATTAATGAAGATAGTGCATGTCAAATTGTTTCTCCGGGAGATAAGATTGCTCAAATGATTGTGCAGCCTATTCCTGATTTTACTCCAATTGAAGTTGAAGATCTTGATTCAACAACTCGTGGAGACAAAGGATTTGGGAGTTCGGGATGACAATTAGCGATTATCTTGGAGTTGGATTTGTATTGTTTACGGTTTTTTATTTTATAGTTTTAACCAGAGTATTATCTAACACAAAAATAGGGACGAAAGAAAATTAATGGATTACGTGCAAGCATTTTATGTAGAAAATTCAAAAATTATACTTGACAATTTGCCGCAAGAGATATATAATGGAATGAATGAAGATGGGTTTTTATCTAATGTAGATAATAGTCCTTGGACAACAAAAATCAATATTCTTGGAAGAACATATCACTTAATTTTCTCAAAAAGGCAAGAGACAGTAAGTGACTTTATGAACGGTGTTTTTTATTTAGAAGGGGAAACGCAATGAATTCTTTAATAGCATTAGTAGCTATAACAATTGGACAAATACATGTAAATGTCCCACAGCAATATGTAAATGTTCCAGTTCAGCAATTAGTACAGTATGTAAATGTACCAGTTCAACAGCCAGTACAATACGTTAATGTGCCCGTACAAACAGTTACATATACATACCAGCCAGTAATTTATTATTATCCAACATATTATTATCCTATTTATTATTACCCTTATGTCATATATAGAAGTTATTAAGGAGAACTAATGGAAAATAATAATGAAAATAGTGTTTATAGCTATTTAGAAATAATTCGTAAAGCTGCAAATGAACTTGAAAAAATTCATGTTTACGAAACTAATAGTGCAATCTACGGATCATCTAAAGAAGAAGAGCTAAAAATAGAAATTGGAAATCTTAATAATCAAATTTTAGAATATGAAATTCAATTAGCAGACCTTCAAAAAATGGTCGACTCTGCTATCGAATTGAATAAATCACTATATGATGCTAATGGGAAGTTAATTGAAGCAAATAATAAATTGATTTCAGAAAAGAAACTAGCAGAAGAAAATAAGGAACTTGCGATTGAGCAAGCGGAAAAGATTATAGAAGTGTATAATCGACTTCCAAAAATTGTAAAAAGAATGTATGGAGTAAAATAAAATGTCCCAAGCTATACTTGAAAATTTACCTGTAGAACGTGCTGTGCTGGCAGGAATTTGCCAGTATGGCTTGGAAGTATATGTTGATTTAGATTTTATAGATGCTGATTATTTCTCTCACGAATTAAATCAAATTATTTTCAGTTGCTTGCAAGATATTATTCAGAATAACCAAAAGATTGAGTATCTTGCAATTTTTTCTGCCGCTCAAAAACTAGGAGTATTTGAACTTATTAATAAAAATACAGAAATGGGTTTTATTAGAAGTTTATTTAATTTTCCTATTAATAAAGATAATGTGCCAAAATTTGCAGCTAAGTTAGCAAAGTTAAAACTAGCTAGAGATATTAAAAAAGCAATCAAGCAATCAGAAAAAGCAATTGATAAAGTCACTGGCGATGAAGCAGTAGAAGATATTATCTCCTCTGTAGAAAAACCAATTACAGATATTACATTAAACGCATACAAAGAGTATAGTAATAAAACTATGCTTGTGGGTGAAAATATTGATGAATACGTTCAATTTCTTATTGATAACCCTACTGATTATCTTGGTATTCCTACCGGCCTTAATCGGTTTGATGAGGCTTGCGGAGGAGGTATCAGACGAAAATCGGTCTGTTTAATTGGGGCAAGAACAGGTGTAGGTAAAAGTGTTATTTCTACAAACGTAGCTCTTCATGTTGCAAGTAAACTACACATCCCCGCTTTATATCTTGATACCGAAATGGATATAAGCGACCAAAGAAATCGTATGCTGGCAAACTTGAGCGGAGTCGATATTAATGATATTGCTAAAGGTAAATTTGCTAAAAGTTTTATGGCGACAGAAAGTGTAAAAAAAGCAGCTCAACACTTAAAGGATATACCATATCATTATATGTCGATTGCAGGACAGCCATTCGATAATATTTTAAATATTATTAAAAAATGGATTCATCAATATGTTGGATTTGACGAGAACGGTAAAACAAAAGATTGCTTAATTATCTATGACTATTTTAAATTAATGAGTAGTGCGGGACTTTCTGCCGCAATGCAGGAATATCAAGCATTAGGATTTCAAATTACTAAAATGAATGATTTTTGTATTCAATACGATGTCCCTTGCTTGTCATTTGTTCAGCTTAATAGAGAAGAAGAAATTGCCCAATCAGATCGATTGCAATGGCTTGCAGCAACTGTTGCTAAGTTTCAAGTTAAAAATGATGAAGAAATTGCAGACGATGGCGATCAAAATGGAAATAGAAAAATTGTTTTCATTAAAACGAGACATGGTTCTGGGCTTGAGCCGGGAGACTATATTAATGTAAAAATGCATGGATCTCAGGCGAAACTAACTGAATGGTATACCAGAAATGAATTAAAATCAGGAGCAGTAGATGACAACAGAAACGAAGAACCGCCATTCGAAGAACGAGAAGATAACTCAGCAGAAGGTTTATTCGATCTGTAATCAATTAGCAGATAAAATACATGCTTTGCTTGAAGCTCTTAATGTTGAATATATAGAATTTGAAAATCGTTTAGCTTTTTCCTGTCCTGTTCATGGCGGAGATAATTCAGGAGGAGCTTGCATATTTACTGATGGCTCAAAATCTAAAGGTAATTGGGTTTGCTGGACTCATTCATGTGAAAAAGACTTTGGAAAAAATCTAATTGGTTTTGTTAGAGGCGTTCTAAGTTATAAGAAAAATAAAGAAGTTAGTTTTATTGAAGCAATTAACTTTTGTTTGTCGTTTCTTGATAAAAAACTAATTGATATTCCAGAAGAAAAAATTCCAGAGAGTATTTATAATAATCAAAAACTAATGGAAATTTTAACCAGAGAACCAGAAAAAGTAATTACAAATATTACTAGAGAACAGATTATAAAAAGCATTGAAATCCCCTCAAAATATTATATGGAAAGAGGATTTTTAGCGGAAACTCTTGTTGTTTTTGATGTCGGTGAATGCTATAATTCTAATAAGCAGATGTATAATCGTGCAGTGGTTCCTGTTTATGATGAAGATCTAAATTACATAGGATGTGTTGGCAGATCGCTAGATGAAAGCAATAAAAAATATAAATGGATAAATAGTAAAGGATTTAAAAAATCTTTTTATTTATATGGAGTATGGAAAGCAAAACCATTTATACAAAAAACTTCAACAGTTATTCTTGTAGAGGGACAGGGTGATGTCTGGCGTCTTTATGAAGCGGGTATCAAAAATGCAGTTGGTATATTCGGATCAGATTTAAGTGAAGATCAATTAATAGCATTGGAAAAACTTGGTGCTATGAATGTAGTTATATTAACTGATAATGACGAGGCTGGACAAAAGGCATCACAAGGAATTATCCAAAAGGGTGGAAGAAGATTTAATTATTTTACTCCAAAAATTTCAAAAAAAGATATTGGCGACATGTCAATAGAAGATATCGAAAAAGAATTAAAACCTCAAATAGAAGGGCTATTTTAATGAGTCAAATTTTAGCATTCAGCGGAAAGAAACAATCAGGGAAAAATACTCTTTGCAATTTCCTTCATGGGTATCAATTAAAAAGCTACTCTATGATCGATGGGTTTGAAATTGCAGAAACTGGAGATCTGATTATTGAAACAAGCATAAGAGAAGAAACTGGAAAAATTTCTAAAGGAAAGGGTCAAATTGATGTTACAAGATTAGATATTGAATTTGTTGTATGGGCAATGGATAATATCTGGCCTTTTGTTAAACATTACGCTTTTGCAACAGCTTTGAAAGAAATGGCAATTGGTTTATTTAATATTAAGAATGAATTAATATATGGAACTGATGAACAAAAAAATCAATTAATCCAATATAAATGGGAAGATATGCCAACAAAAGTTAAGGGTAAAACTGGATTTATGACTGGCCGAGAGTTTATGCAATATTTTGGAACTGATATTTGTAGAAAAGTATATCCTGATATTTGGACAAATAGACTAATTAAAGATATTCAAGCAGAAGAACCTAATCTAGCTATTATTTCTGACGCAAGATTTGAAAATGAAATTAAAGCAATTCAGGCAGTAGGTGGAAAAGTTATTAGATTAACTAGAGAAGTTTCAGGCGAAGATTCTCATGATAGCGAAACGTCACTTAATAATTATGATGGTTTCGATGCAGTAATTGATACGCAAAACCTTAATATAGAACAGTCATGCGAAGAGCTAATAAAAATTCTTAGCGAGTGGAGATGGTTTGATACAAAAACACTTATCGCTCCAGACAAACCAACTAAAAAGCAATCAACAATGGCAATTCGATGATAACAACATATTTTAGAAGTTCTAGTCTAAATAACTGGAAATACTGTCAAATGCAGTATTTTATGACTTATGTTTTAGGACATCAATCGCCATCAGGAAAAAAAGCTGACTTAGGAACTATAACCCATGCGGTATTTGAAACACTAGCACTATGTAAAAAAAGAACACAGTTTAATAAACGTAGCAATATGAAAATCACTCAAGAGCCTTTGGGTGATTTTTCTTTTACAGAAGAGCAGTTATATACTAGTGAATTTGTAAATTATATTCTTGGAAGAAGTTTTGACTATTATAAAACTAATTGTACTCATAACCAGTTTAATCAAAAAGATTATGAATTTTGCTATAAAATGGTATGGGATACTTTAGCGTATAATAATGGACAATTTGACCCCCGTAATCGTAAAATTATTGATACAGAACCACATTTCGATATTCCTATTAAGGAACCTTGGGCTAAATTTAGCTTCGCTGGACCGGATGGAGAAGAAATTTCTGGAAATCTTGCGATAAAAGGGACGATTGATCTTGTAACTGAGCTGCCAGATGGTACAATAGAAGTGATCGACTGGAAAACTGGGCAGAGGTTAGATTGGGCCACGGGCGAAAAGAAGGACTACGAGAAACTTATGACAGATACTCAACTTCTTCTTTACCACTATGCTATTGGTAAATTATATCCTATGCATCGACACGCTTTAATGACTATCTTCTTTTGTCGTGATGGAGGTCCATTTACGCTTGCTTTTGATGAGCAGGATGATAAAAACTTCATAAAGACACTCGAAAAGACATTTAAAGAAATTACAATTAATCAAGCCCCTAAGCCAGTTTCAAAAGATCGAAACAATTTTAAATGTGAAAAACTTTGTCACTTTTATAAAACAGTTTGGCCCGGAACAAATAAAACAATGTGTCATCACGTAGAACAGCAACTCTCTACTATTGGTATGGAAAAGACTGTAGCTACATGTTCTAGGCCGGGATTTGCAATTGGGACATATAAGGACCCCGGAGCAGTTGAATGATTATTCCAGCTATTACAACTCACTATTCACTATCAAAGGGCTTTATCAAGCCAGAAGAGGCAGCTAAAAAGTGTAAAGACCTTGGCTATACTCATTGCCTACTTGCTGATAATTCATTAAGTGGTGTGGTTGAGTTTTTTAGCTGTATGAAAAAAGAAGGCATAGTACCCATCATTGGTTGGAAAGTCGATGATGGGCATTTTATTGCAAAAACACTAGAAGGTTATAAACTTCTTGTTAAATTATTCTCAGGCGAGAATATAATATATTATGATGAAGATCTTGAATTTTATCCAGATGGTAGTCTTGAATTACTAGAAGTCTGCTATGCAGAAAAAAGAGATGCAATTCTCCATAGAATTGTTCTTTGTTCTGGGTTAAAAACTACGCTTAAAAAAGCAAAAGACATTGATCTTGGTGAATTTAAGAAATATTTTGAAAGTGATGACTACTCATTTGAATCAAGCAGAAATGCGCAAGTCTTCAATTTTAGCAATAATACAAAGTTAATTTCTGAACTAAAAGACTATACAATTTTTGCAAAGCCTAAACTTCCAAAAGTGGACTGTAAAGGTCAAACAGAAGAGGAATATATAACACAGTTATGTCGTGAAGGCTGGAAGAAAAAATTATCGTATTTAAAAGGAGAAAAAAGACAAGAGTATGGCGACCGTGTAAAGTACGAACTTTCAATTATCAATGGCTTTGGCCTTGCGGGATATTTTTTAATTGTGCAAGATATTATCGCATATGTTAGAAATAATGGTTGGTTGCCGGGACCGGGAAGAGGTTCTGCTGGAGGTTGTTTAGTATCTTATCTTTTAGGCATTACAGAAATTGATCCAGTAAAATACGATCTACTATTTTCAAGGTTCCTTAATTCTGGTCGATTCAGCAAAGATAATATATCATTACCGGATATTGATATGGACGTTCCTTCTAATCATCGTGATGAAATCATTGAGTATCTTAAGAACAAATATGGTCATCAACGAGTTTGTCAAATGATTACCTTTGGGCGATTGCAAGGGCGATCAGTAATTAAAGAAGTGGCTCGTATATATGGAGATTTATCATTTTCTGAGTTAAATGAGATCACTGAAAGCCTTCCGCCTGAGTCAAGTATTTCAGATGAACTTGAAGAAATGGATATAAAATCAGTTATTATCTGGACACTTGAAAATAAGCCCGAAAAATTAGGTAAATGGTGCAGACTAGTTAATGGAAAATTAACAGGAGAGTTGTCCGATCTATTCGACCTTGCTATAAGAATTGAAGGAACTTTTAAAAGTCAAGGAGTTCATCCTGCTGGTGTAATTATATCCAATGAAGATCTTCTTAATGATGCTCCGCTAATAAAAAATAAAAGCGGAAATAATGTAGTAGGTTTTGAAATGCATGATTTAGATAAAGTGGGACTAACTAAATTCGATGTCTTGGGAGTTAATCTTTTAGATAAAATAATGGAAATTAAAAAATGA